TGGAAAATGATCAGCCCATCACCTGGCGTTTCGATCACCTCGCGAAAAACCTTGAAGCCTTGCGCCTCGCCTAGCTTGAACTCTGCTAGCTTGTCCTCGATCAAGCGTTTTGCTGACTGCTGCAACGTCTTCTGCACCTCGCGGATGCAAACGCTTCTGAAGCCAGGGTTTGCAAAATGATCTTCTACCATGAGCCCGGCAAAGAAGTGCGATTTTGCCGAGCCGCGACCACCCCACGCGCCTTTGTAACGCGCCGGCGCAAGCAACGGCTCGAACACCTCTGCCGTTGGTATCCGCAGGCTATTCGCTTTCGATGTCATCCGTTGCCGCCATAAGATGATGCCGCGCGCGCTCAATAAGCCATAGCACTTCTGGGCCGGTCATTGCGCTGCCATCCATAACAAACGTCCCGTCGTCAAGATGACCTACGACCAGCACATGCTCGAAATGGCCGAAAAGGCTTTCAACCGCAGCAGTCACGGTTTGCCGTCGCTCGTCTGCGCCGGGGAAATTCACAACGTTGTCATTCATCGGCTTTTCCTTCAGGCCGCACGATGATCCGCTCAATCACGCTTGGCGTCATGCTGCCATCGCTTGACGTGTGGTCGTGCCCTTGCGTCTCGCGCCATCCGGCTTGCGTTTTGAGATAGAACATGGCCGCCACCTTGTCGCCATCCATCGCTTGCTTGATAAGGCTTTGCGCAATCTTGCCTATAGCCTTCGCCTTGCCTCTTTTATAGCGCGCATAAATATCAGGCTCGCGCTCGCATATGGCTGCGAACGTGTTGCGTGCCATTCCGAAATAATCAGCGATTTGCTCTTGGCTTAGATACGCTGCTAGCGCCTCGACCTGTGAGCGTTCTTCGTCTGTCAGCGTTTTAGGTTTGCGCGACATTGATTATAGCTTTCTTCTTCACTGTTTCCCGAACGATCAATGGCGCAACAGCGTTCCAATTTACTTTGTGATGCAATCTCGCGTGACCGCTCGACTTTGTGCCGCCCTTGCTTCCAGCGTCTTTCAGTATCCCGACAGATACAGCGCTGGGGGTATACATTACAGAGTAGAACGATTTTATATAAGTGCCCATCGCTTTGTAGATATCCGTTAGACCGCCAGAGTTTGCCTGCGTTGCCCCTTGGTTGACCTGCGCCGCTAAAAGCGTGAGGAACAAAACGCCACGGCGCTGCAATGTCGTATACGCCGTTGTGTCCTCATTTATCCTACCTGGGAACTCGAATGTCCTATCCGTTCTGCAAACGAATGCGTTCATTGCCTTTCTTAGCGCGCCGTTTGCTTTGACGCCGGCACCGCCGCCGATGTGGTCTCCGCCCTGAGATAAGGCCACAGTAACGAACGGCGTGGCGTCTAGAAAATCGCATATCTCATTGAACAGCCAATCACACCGAGCCCACCAATTGCCGTACATCCCGTTTTCGTCAAACCTGTAATAAAAATTGCTGTAGTCATCGTCTAGTTCTATGAAATGCGTTACACCGATGTTAGACGCTATTTCCCACAATGCGTTTCTTGCGTAAACGACAGCCCGCCTGTCTGTGAAATTGTCACCCTCATCAAACAAATGAGAAGCGTGTTCTTTGCTGAAAATTTGAACTTCCCCTGGAAAATTCTGCTCATATTGATCTAGCTGGCTATCCTCATCATCAACAACCAAAATTATTCTGCCGGTGTAGCCGTGCTTCCGCAACGTCCTATACGTCGTGACATTGTTCGCTCGCCCGTGTGTCAGTATAAAGGCAGCAAATTTGCGGTCACTGGTCATTTTTTATCGCCTTAACCTGTTTCATCATGCCGCTTGCGAGTTTCACAAAACCGTTCTCGATGGCCTTATCGAAATCAACAATCACTAACGCTGATTGTTCCATGAGCTGTTGCGTCTCGATATCTGAATGCGCGTAAAACTCTGCGATATTTTTGAAGTTGAAAACGGTATGCCTATCAGCTGCCAATGTCAAAAAGCGCTTCACATCGTCCGGCAAATCGGCCTGCTCGATTTCTGCTTTCAGAAGCAAGGTTTTTTCATCGTTATATAGATCGCCAGTTTTCGGCTTTTCACCTGTGATTTCGTATATAGGAGCTGTAATTTTCCGGCTGTAATTTTCCGATAGGCTTTCCGATCCAGTTTCGTCGCTTCCGTTGAAAATATCTCTAAGCTCGTCATCATCAAAGCCGATCAGCGATAGGTCGAAATCGACGGCCTTGAGCTCATCTAGCTCGATGCGAAGCATTTCGTCATCCCAGCCTGCATTCAAAGCTAGCTTATTGTCGGCGATTACATAGGCGCGCTTCTGCGCATCGGTCAGGTGGTCGAGCCGCAAGCAAGGCACGTCTTTGCGCCCTAGCTTTTGCGCCGCCATGACGCGACCGTGGCCCGCTATGATGCCGTTTTCCGCGTCGATCAGAACCGGGTTCGTGAAACCAAATTCGCGGATGCTTGCTGCTATCTGCGCAACCTGCTGCTCGCTATGCGTCCTGCTATTGCGCGCGTATGGTATCAGCGCGTCTGTTTTGATGTATTCAATCTTTGCTTTCGTCATATCGCCCAACTCGCCCAAAGTTGATTGGCCAGGCTCGCGGGGAGACAAGCCTGGCCTTCCAACGCGCTGCGCAATCGATCCCATGCGCGCCGGAAATGAGGCAATGGGCGGTGCCTCAATGCGCATATTAGCACGCCACGCTTCACATTCAACTTTTTCGGCATTTAGTGCAAAAATGTCTTGCGCTTTTGCGCTAATAAGCGTAAACCGTATTCATGCCGCAACGACGCGGCGCAACTCAAACCGGGAGAAATCATCATGACCAACACAGAATGGCGTAACAAGCTGCCAGAAGACTATGACTGGAGCAAAATCGCGGAATATTATGATAATCGCCCGCCTCGTTTAAAGCCGATGCGCAAGCCCCTGCTAGAAGGAACACGCGTTTGGCGCACAACGCTGGAAATGCTTGCATGCACCGCCATTGCTGGCGCTTGCTTGGGCGCTTGGATCACGCTTGCACTTGTGGGGAATTAAACATGAATGCTCAAAACCAGCTTGGCGTATTTTTGCGCAGCCGTCGCAAATCGCTCGGCAAAACGCTTGCCGATGTTTCCCGCGCCTCTGGCGTTGATGTGACCAGCATCAGCGATTACGAGCGCGGGGCAAAACAGCCGACAAGCGGGCGCTTAATCGCGGTCTGCGATGCGCTTGGCATCGATCTTCTTAAGGAGCTAAGAAAGCCATGACCGATTTCGAATTTCTTGAAAAAATCTCAAACACCATGCCAGACGGCGTGATTGAATATCATCGCGGGTTCTTGTTCAACGACGCATTTGCTTCAGTCAAAGGCAAATCGTCCGACAGCGCAGAGATGAAAAGAATTCGCGAATTGCGCGACGTTGCTTTTGACATGCACGAACGAGGCCTTGTGCATTTGCTGCAAGAGCGATGCGGTGACTACGATTATCGATATTTAGCCGTTGTCAGACCTTTGCCAGAGCGTCAACAGAAGCGATCCACGATTTGACAGCTGCAATAACGTCATCGAACGATTTGCTTACAATCGTCTCAACGTCTTTTCCAGCTAGATCGGCAATAGCCGCGCGCTGATTGTCAGACAAGCCCGTCATAGCTTTTCCAGGTCGTGACGGGCTTTTCAATTCGACGCACAGCAACCGACCGCGATAAATCACAAGCAGGTCTGGAAAGCCGCTCACAAGGCCCTCACGCTTTGCCCTGGCCTTTGTTCCGATCTTGCTTTGCCGTATAAGCTGATTTGGCACAGCGGCCACCAGCGGCGGCCCACCGGCTGCGCCAGCGCGCAACGCGGCAACGACCTGGCATTGCAGAGCGTGTTCATCCATGACGGCGCGGCCCTCGTTTGTTGATCACCTCGGCAATGTTGGCACGCTTGCGGCGCACAACATCAAGCACAAGCTCAATTACAGTGCGCACTTCGTCGTCGTTTATTTCATCCTGCGGCATGTCTAGAAGGTTCGCAAGCGCACCCTTGACATCAGGAATTGACGTTGTGACGGCGTGTTCTTCTGCTTGTGACAGTACGGACTTCAAATCGCTTTCCTTTCGGTTTTGAGAAACGTCCCTCAGGCAGGCCATAGAACAACACGCGGTCGTTTTGCCGGTGTCGCTGTTGCGAAACCCGAAGCCAGCAGCAAAGCGCCCGCACGGACAGATTTCTAGGTGTTGGACGCGCGGCGCTCGTTTCATTTCA